ATGCCGAGGCGGGCTTCTTCGCGTGTCGAATCCTCCCGCAGACTGGAGATCACATATGGATGTTGCAAACGTTGCCGGGATGATTCCGAGCCTGGTGACAGCCGCGTTGGCGGCCAAACACGATGTCACCGTCGTCACCACGCGCAAGTTGGCGCAGGCGCGCGTGATGGGCGTTCCGCCCGAAGAATTCGGCATTGAGCGCGGTGCGCGGAGCATCCGCGATTGCAACTATTGCTTCCACGAGGTGGTGACGAAGACCGAGGCCCAGTTGATCGCGGAGGGATTCGACGCGCGACAAATCAAGTCGCTCGGCGACTACAATGGGCACACCAATATCGAAACGCTGGCGCGCGACACTGCGGAGGAGCATTTTGGCGCCGGTGCCGATGACATGAACCCGGCCGCGCGGCTGGTTCGCATCACCGAGCATTACGTGCGGATGGATTACGAGGGCCATGGCCGGCCGGCGCTCTATCAGGTCATCACTGGTGGCGACCAGGGCGAGATTCTGCGCAAGGACGGACACGAATGCATCATCCCGTTTGACGCCGTTCCCTTCGCGGTCACGACTCCCGTGCCGATGGCGCATCGCTTTTTCGGTCGTTCGATCGCGGACCTCGTCATGCCGTTGCAGCGGGAAAAGACCGCGCTGAAGCGGGGCGCGATGGACAATCTCTATCTGCACAACAATCCGCGGGTCGAGGTCTCCGAGGCCAACGCAGGTCCCAATACGCTCGACGATCTCCTGGTGTCGCGGCCCGGCGGGGTGGTCCGCACCAAGACCGCCGGCGGGCTGAACTGGCAGGTCGTGCCCGACATCACTGGGTCGATCTATCCGATGATGCAGTATCTCGATGCCGAGCTGGAGATACGAACCGGTATTTCGAGGCAGTCGCAGGGCATAGACGCCAATGCGCTGCAGAACCAATCGGCCACGGCCGTATCGCAGATGTTCTCGGCCTCGCAGATGCGGATCAAGCTGATTGCGCGTATCATGGCCGAAGGCGTGCGTGAGATCTTTGCGCTGCTGCACGGCACGATCCGCAAGCATGGCCAGCAGCAGCAGACGGTGCGGCTGCGCAATGCGTGGGTGGCGGTCGACCCAAGGGTCTGGAAGACCCGGGACGACATGACCATCAACGTAGGTCTCGGCTCAGGCGGCAAGGCGCAGCAATTCGCGCAGATGATGGCGCTTGCCAACATCCAGAAGGAACTGGTGTCGGGCGGCAAGGTGCATCTGGTCGGCGATCGCGAACTCTACAACACCGCGGCCGAACTGACCAGGATCATGGGGCATCGGAATCCCGACCGCTTCTTCTGCGATCCCGCGGCGCGGGATCCAAAAAGCGGGCAGTTGCTGCATCCGCCTCCGGCACCGCCTTCGCCGCCACCCGATCCGAATTTGCTTGCGCTGCAGGCGCGCGCGCAATCCGATCAGGCCGCAGTGGCGCACAAGGCCCAGATCGAGCAACTGAAGGCGCAGAACGACCTGGTCCGTCAACAGGTCAAGATACAGACCGAAATCGAACTGGCGACGATCAAGGCAGAACTCGATGCCAGAATGAAAGTGCTCGACGCGCAGCTCACGGCGGCCGTTGAGCGCGAGAAGCTGCAGCACGCGAACGGCTATCATGAACGTGGCGTCGAGCACAACTGCGGTTGCACCGAGCAAGGACAACAGGACGCAGCAGCGTGCAATTGCAAGGACAACCCCGATGCCTGATGAAAGCACGCTGGACCAGGCAGTCGCCAAGGCGTTGCGCGCGCAGGAACTGCTCGACAATGAGCTGCTTTCTGAAGCGTTTGCTGGGCTCGAGGAGGACTATATCGCGGCCTGGCGCGCCACCACGATCGATGATCTGTCGGGACGCGAGAAGCTGTTTCTTGCCATCAACGTCGTCGGCAAGGTGAGGGGGCACCTTGCGGCCATCATCGCCAACGGCAAACTGGCGCAGGCCGAGCTGAAGGAGCTGGCGCAGATTGCCGAGAGGCGGAAGCGGTTTGGAATTTTGTGACAAGTGCTGTTGAACAAGTGCTGTTGAATAGGGGCAATTCAACCCAAAGGATCTGCGTTGGGCGTTGATGTGCCGGCATGGACGGAGATTCAACCTCAGGCAGCGACTTGACGTTGTTCCCGTTTTTTCTCAAGCTGTCGAACCGTTCTCCGTCAAGGTCAGGATCGCTGCTCAAGGTCTTCGAAGCATCTAAGTGAAACTCGAGACAGGGGAAGGAAGATGGCTGCGGTATTCGTTGTCGGAGCGGCGATGGCCTTTATCTGGACAGCCGTCAAATACCAGATGGTCTACCGGTCGGTGATCGACTCGCTTCCTCCGCAACTGCCATCACGTTATGCGTTCCCCGCGTACGCGCTAAGTCCTTCAACACCGCTGCCGCTGCAAGCGGAGTACGTGAAGTCGCTGTGGGGTGGGAGCGTGGGATTTCTCTGTATTTCGTTGTGCTTCTTCTCGCTCCAGGAATTCGGCGCTGGTTGCGCCGCATTTGCTGTTTTCTGCTGGTGCGCCGTTTATGCGGTCAAGGCCCGGAAGGTCTACATGGAGAATTGCAGTCAGGCGCTGGCGCAGGACCATAGGGAAAAGTCATGACCGCAGGATTACCTAAGGGTCTGAAATTGACTTGTTCCTTTCACGGCTTTGCGATGCTGCGACCTCGCGTTGCGCATCTTGATTGCGGATGAGCCCTTTATCGCCGCGCCGCTGTGAGCCGAAGGCTCATAAGGGCGAGTGGGCTTCATGCGGTCTATCTCATTGCGCTCTGTCTGTCAGACAATCGGTCATCATTGGCAATTTGCCGTTGCTGCTTTCGACGATCAGGTCCGGGACACCCAAGAATGCAGGGGCAATTGGGCAGTGGCCCCGAGCGATAAGGAAGAACCATGACAGCAGGGAGTTACGCCGGAGGAACGTTTGGACTTCCGTTTGGATTGGGAGGTGGCTTGTTCATCGATAACCACGGACGGGCTTATCCTCAATTTTATGGCGGCACCCCCGGGCTCGGTCTTTCGGGAGGGTACACTCCAGATCTCGAGGGGCTTTTGACAGGACCGTCGGTTTCGTGGAGCCCCGGAGCGGGAGCCGTTCGATATAACGTCGGTGGGAATGCAGACACCATTGGTGTTGGCGCTAGCACGGCGGGGGTGGGAACGCCTTCAGTCGGCGTCACGCACGGCTTTGGCCCGTTCGAGGCATCGAAAGATTATTCGCAGCCGTGGATGAAGCCTGCCATCCGCGACTCGGCCGCGAGTGCCAGGGTACCCAGCCGATACAACATCTTTGAATACGGCTTTCCAGATTCGGAAGCTGGTCTGCCGACCTTCGATGAACGATGGAATAGCGTAGGGCGCTCCCTCAGCGATCGTCAAACTAGCACCGAATTGCTTCGGAAACCGCGCACTTCGGCGTCGCATGGTGCGGGCTCTTCGCCAGCAGCGCCAGTCCAGCCTCAAACACTGAGCACTCTGATCATGGATCACATCCGACGCCTGAACGAGCAAGATGCCGACAAGTCGCCGGTGTCCGTGTTCGACGCCGGTGCGTCGTCCGTGCCGTTCGTATCCGACGATGGCGCGAGTTCTTTTGCCGATCGCTTTGACGATCGGCGCCCGATCCGTACTTTGTCACGATTGGATCGGCGCTGAGTGCTGGCCGAGCAACGGCCAATGAGCGGAGGAAACGCTACGGGGATTCCGATGCCCGATGAGTACATTCGATATCTGGATCGCGCGTACGGGACTTAAGTTTCAGGTCAAGGAAACAAGGAAGATGGCCACAGCTCTCCGAAAATTTGACACGTCGGGCAAATCACCGGCATAATGCCAACATCAAGAGTTCAAGCTCGCGGTCGTTGAAATGACCGCGGAGATGGTTTCTGCGCCGCACGCCCGCCTGATCTCGACTGCAACTATTCGAAATTGGCAGCCCGCCAACGCTGACCCTGCGCGAGTGCAGGCGCCCGGCAATGATGTCTCGCAAGCAGAACCGGAAGCCACGTTTCCGCGCCATCGCGCGAGCGAGATCGCGACTATCCGAATTAGCTCCGCCCAAGCACGTCTCAAGGCGTGACGAACGCGTTCGCTCGTATGCGACGTTTTCGCACGATGCGATGACGGCCAACCTGAGGATAACAGATGGCTCTACCCACCAACACGATCACTACCTACCAGGCAGTCGGCAACCGCGAAGATCTCAGCGACATGATCTATCGCATCGATCCAACCGATACTCCGTTCATGAGCGCCGCCGAAAAGGAAAAGGCGACTGCCGTGAACCATGAGTGGCAGACGCAGGCGCTGGCGCCAGCATCGACCGCCAATGCGCAGCTCGAAGGCGACGATCCGAGTGCCAATGCGCTGGTGCCGACCGTGCGTCTCGGCAACCTCTGCCAGATTTCCTACAAGATGGCACAGGTGTCGGGCACGCAGCAGGCGGTCGATCATGCCGGTCGCGACAACGAGCTGGCGTATCAGGAGATGCTCAAGGGTCTCGAACTGAAGCGCGACATCGAGAGCATCCTCGTCGGCACCAATCAGGCAAAGGCGGCCGGCAGCACCGGCACGCCGCGCAAGACCGCCTCGATCCTGTCCTGGATCGCGAGCAACACGTCGAAGGGAACCGCCGGCTCGCCTGCGGATCCCTCGGTCGTCGACGGCACCGGCACACGCACCGACGCCAGCAGCCAGATCGCATTCACAGAAGCGCGGCTGAAATCCGTGCTGTCGTCGATCTGGACCAATGGCGGCAAGCCCGGCACCATCATGACCGGCGCCTTCAACAAGCAGGTGTTCTCGACCTTCACGGGCCGCTCCACCGCCATCGAGGAGGCGAAATCGAAAAAGATCGTGGCATCGGTCGATGCCTACGAATCCGACTTCGGAAAACTCAAGGTCGTCGCCAACCGGTTCCAGCGTCCTCGCGACGTCCTTGTGCTGGAAATGGACAAGTGGGCGGTGGCTTACCTCAATGGCCGGAACATGACGTCGATTCCGCTCGCCAAGACCGGGGATTCCGATCGCCGGCAGATTCTGGCGGAGTATTCGCTGGTTGCCCGCAACGAAAAGGCTTCCGGCGGCGTGTTCGATAACACGACGTCCTGAGCCATCCCGAACATCGTAACTCTTCCCCGGGCGGCCACGTCGTCGAGCGTGCGTGTCCTTGCGGACGCATGACCGTGAGCCGCCCTTTCGTCGGAGACTTCGAGAATGCCTCTTCCTGGCAATCACACACTCACTACGCTCCATCTGACGGCCTACACGCCGTCGTGCGGTACCGCGCCGGCTGCCGCCTATGTCCGCGTGCCCTTTCGGTGCCGGCTGTTGAAGGCTGCGGGTATCCTCGGCGGCGCCATTACTGCCGCAGACGCAACCGTGACGGTGGCCGCCAATGCCGCCACGCTCGCCAGTTTCACCGTGACCCAGGCCGGCTCCGCTGCCGGTCAATTGTTCTCGGCAACGCTTCCGTCGCCGGCTTACCTGAACGAGGACGACGTGATCGTCCTGACACCTGCAGGAGCCTCCGGCGCCTCGATCCCGATGCATTTCTCGATCGCCGTGAGGGCCGCCTGATGTCATTCTTTCCCAAGCAGAACTCCTCGCGGGTCGGCATCACGCAGACCATCGCCTACGATGCAAGCGTTCCGATCACCAACGCATTCGGTGTCGGAACCTTTCAGGTCCGCCTGGCCGCGAATTCCGGCTGTTGCTACCGGATTGGAGACGGCGTGCAGACGGCGACGGCTTCCGATACGTTTCTGCCGGCCAATACGATCGATTATGTCATCGTCAGTCCCGGCCAACGCATCGCCGTGATCAAGGCTCCGACGAATGGCCTGGTCACGGCGACCGCAGGAACCCTCTGGGTCACGGAGATGTCGTGATGGAGGGTGTTCAGATCCGGCCGCACCTCGATTGCAGCGGAAGGGACCTTGCGATCGAGCACATCCAGGATGTCGAGCCGATCCTGCGGTGGAACGAGACGGCGCGGCAAGACGAGCAGCGCAGCGAGTGGGGACGCCACGTCGCGCGTATCCCCAACGTCGTCTACGTCAAGTGGCTCAATGAACAGCACGCCAAAGGCAACACCTCGCTGCGGATGTTCACGGCCGAGTTCGATCTGATCGTGCAGAGGAAGCTCGACGATCCCGAGTGGGCATATCTTCGCACGGACAGACCAGCGTTGCAGGCCGGCTGGACAGCGGAGCTGCCATGACGCAAATCACCGACTATGCCGCCCTGCAATCGGCTGTGACCGAGTATCTGGCGCGCGACCAGGATACAACGCTGATTGCGCGGATTCCGACTTTCATTCAGTTGGCGGAAGCCAAGTTCAACCGGCAGCTATACGTTCGCCAGATGGAGCAGCGAGCGACCGCGCTGGTCAATCTTGCTTCCAGCGAGCCGGAATTCATCTCGCTGCCGGCGGATTTTCAGTCGATGCGGCGTGTCCGGCTCTCGAGCGTGACAGGAAGACCCTCGCTCGCGTTCAGGTCCGGGACTCAACTTGATGAGTACAGGTTCGGGACGTCCAATGTCGTCGCCCAGCCGCGCTATTTCACCGTATTTGGAGATGAGATCGAACTCGCGCCCACACCGGACGCCGCCTACACCATCGAGATGGTCTATCGCAGGAATATTCCTCCGCTTGCGACCAATGATCCCAATTGGCTGCTGACGCTCGCGCCGGACCTGTATCTCTACGGCGCCCTCCTGGAATCCGCGCCTTACATCAAGGAAGACGGCCGGATCGAAACCTGGGGTCTCGGCTTTTCTGCCGCGCTGAACGATCTCAACAATCTTGGACTGGCATCGACGTTCAATGCCGGACCGATGACAGTGCACATCTCCGGCCAGGTCATTTAGGAGTTCGCTCAATATGGCTTCGTTCAACAAGTTCAACTGCTTTGCGCTCGACGTTGCAAGCGCGCTGCATGACATGAAAACTGGAACATCTCAGGTCTTCAGGATCTACCTGACCAACATCGCGCCGGTGGCAGCCAACACCGTCTACAACACGCCGGCCGACCTTCCGACAGCCAACAACTATACGGCAGGCGGGATCAGCGTCGGCGTCATCACCGGCTCGCAGACGTCCGGAACGTTCAAGTTCTCCGGCGCAAGCGATCCGGCATGGACCGCTTCCGGTGGATCAATCGGTCCATTTCAATATGCAGTGCTGTATAATTTCACCTCGCCTACGAAGCCGCTGATCGGCTGGTGGGACTACGGCACGGCGATCACGTTGACCAATGGAAACACGTTCACGGTCGATCTTGACCAAGCGAACGGCATCTTGACGATTACCTGACATGGCAGCTTTTCTCAACGCGTGCCGGTTCAATCCGACCGCCGGCGGCACCGCGGATTGGACCTATTCATCGGCCGTGAACGGCTACCAGAGCCCGACTGCCGCCAATGTCGTCAATGGCAGGCTGTACAAGTATCGCGCGGAAAGCGGCGATCTCAGTCAGTGGGAGTTGGGGGAGGGCGTCTACAATACCGGGACCGGGGTGCTGGCCCGAACAACGATCCTGTTCAATTCCGCCGGCGGAACATCGAAGATCAACTTCTCCACGATTCCCCAAGTCGCCATCGTGGCGCTGAGAGAGGATTTGATATCGATCGAAGAGGCCAACAATTTTACCTCCACGCAGCAGATCCAAGCCAGAAGAAACATAGGGGCCCCGCTGAAGGGGCATCTCTTCGGGCTCACCATGTCCACGGCAG